AGATAAGCGATACAGGTAAAGGTCAATCGCTTCAATATCCGGGTTTGAAAGCTCAGTTCCGTATAAATACAACTCAACATTTCTTTTTGCGAAGGGCAGACGCTTATGACTACAATTACGGATAGCGCGACCGATAATTTGTTCGAGAAGGTTCATGTTATACCACGGTTCCAATATATGGACTTGGCGAATGTTTTTGAAATCGAGACCTTCACTTCCAGCGACTGAAATAATGACCACTTTCACATTTTCGCCATTTGTGTTATTTTCACTCGTGAGTGCTTTCAATTCGTGTAAATTATCAGGCGAAATCGTGGGGTCGCCAGTGATGACCGAATAACGCGCGGGGCGAAATGGCTGGTCAGGATGTTCTGACTGATGTCGTCGCTGGGGAAGCATCGTAATCGAATCGATATTTTGCGCGGGCTTGCTACGAAATAAAGACGAATTTCCGCCCGCCACGCTATACCGGATGAAACCAAGCTCTTCTAACGCAAGAGCAATCGGAACAACGCCGCCGTCGATATACTGACTGTAAATAAGAATAACGCCGTCGCTGACCATGACCTTATCTGTAATGTTTTTTATTTTCGCGGAATACCGACCGATATTGTCAGGCGCGAAGATACGAGACGATGTTTTTGTGGTTGTTTCGCCGCGCGGCAGTTTGAACCCGCGTATAAATTCAGGACGGTATTCGAAATTCTGGCGCATCGGTGGATTCCCGACCTCTTCATAGGACATAATATGACGCAGACCCTCTTTCCCGATACATGCCGCGATATCAAATTCATCGTTCGGGTCATTCACGTATTCGATGAGAGATGGATGCGGATATACCATATTCAAGGCTTCAAGAGGGCGTTGGACCGCGGCATAACCAATCGTGTCCATATTTTCAAAGGAAGGAAAATCCGCGGATTCGACCACCGTGGTCTCATCGATTACAGCGACGACGCCTGTACCAGTGCCTGCTTCTGCTGCGGCGGAAGCGGCCTTGCCTTTGCCTTTGCCTTTTCCTTTTCCTTTGCTTTTACCTTTCTCTGCTTCCGCAGCCGCAGCCGCCGCCGCCGCCGCCTTCTTTCGTCGAACCATCGCACTCTTTTTATAGATGTACATCGCCTTCATGTCGTTTATTATAAATCGATATGCTGCTTCTTGTATATCGCCCACGCGTGTCATATATACATCCATATGTTCAATCGGTTGTTCAATATACCGCCCGTTCAATTGTCGGCGTGCATACCCTACCGCCACACCACCCACCACCGCATCGCCATGAAGACGCGCAAGAAGCGAGAATTCCGGCGAATGTTCTCTCGGATAAACTCGATACGGAAATGTGTATGGGTTTTCGCCACGAACGAATGAAACGTAACCAGTTGATTTACGAACGAGCAATTCTTTTCCAATCTCTCGACCATCCGAATCTAAACGGAAATTACCACGGTCGTCGAAAACATCTGCGATATCGATTGTCGCGCGACGGTCATTCAAATTCATAAGGTTAATCAGCCAGACGATTTCCTTGTAACTGTTATACATGGGTGTGCCTGAGAGAAGGAGCAGACGCACATTATTCACCTTCTGGACAATCTGAAACAATATCTTCGCCACACGCTTATCACGGTTATCATCGGTGATGCGAATATTATGAACTTCATCAATAATAATCAGCGTATTTGCGAATAATTTGCGCAGCTTTGTCACCGAGAGAGTTTCAATCGCAAGTGTCTCCATTTCGGCGGCTTTTGCGAGTTCAGCGGCTGATTTGCGCCCCTTTTTCGAACTCGGCGCCACAGAAGCAGGAGCAGGAGCAGGAGCAGGAGCAGGAGCAGCAACAGCAGAACTCTTCGCACCTTTACGGCGCACCTCTTGTATGACTGCGTCATCTTGCGAAACCCCGATGCTTGATGCGTTCGCCCGCGCATAATTCGCAAATTCATTATACCCGAAAAATAAGTAATGTGCTGATATAAGACGCCGTATCTGTTTGATGATTTTATCACGAGTGAGCCCTTTCATATTCATCGGGTTGATTTCTTTGATAAATTTATTACCTGTGCATGCGCGAATATTCCATACACCCGGCTCAATCTCTCGGAGTTCGCGTTCATCAAAGAGCTGAAGCCGGAAATTCTCCTGAACATTCGGTGAAGCAACCACGATAATCTGTTGCGTAATTCCCATCTGTTTCATATAGTCCCGCATCTCTTCCGCAACACTAATCGCGGAACATGTTTTTCCAGTGCCGAGTCCGTGGTATAAAAGCAAACTATTATAAGGTGTCTCGACGGAAAGAAAATTACGCACAAATTGCTGGTTGGGCGCAAGTTCAATCTGTGCATTACAAAGAATATCCGCCTCTTCCATTACGTTTTTCGAGTTATCAACATCCATCTTGGTGTCGAAAAACTCCTTGCGTAATGCGATTTTGGTATTAAAATTGGGGTCATTTAGTGTTGGATAAAGGCCATTCATGGCGGCTGCGGCGATTCGTCTGCCTTCGGTAGTGGCGTTGGCGTCAGGGTCGTCGCTATCCCCCTCTATCGGTAGAATACCAATATCATGTATTGTCATCTCACGTTCAAGCAATTCCTTTTTAAGCAGCATCTTGTTGAATTCCTTACTAAATGGATTATTGAGTTCTTCGGGTTTGAGACGCTTACGTCCTTCTTCCAATTCACGTTTCATATTCGCAATCGTGGTTTGGGGGTCGGAACGGTCGGTGGTCCTTGCAGCGGCGGCGCCGACGGAGGCTTTGGCTTTGGGTCGTATTGTGCGCGTTTTTTTACTCTCCGCCATCGAAATACTCTCATCTGGTGGCATGACCGCCATAGCTGCCGCAGCGACAGAAGCAACTGATGGCCCGTTTGATGGCGGTTGTATCATGATTTCTATGGGTATATTTTCTTGTTCTTCGGCCATTCTATTGTCGTTGTCGTTGTTATTATGTAATGATATACCCTTTATATAATTACACGAAATAAAAAGGACTAAAAAATCTGATAGCGGGATAATATGTTATTGATTTTACGAACAATACCAATTTTTTCTAAATTGTAAGGTCGGATAGTTTGAATACATTCGTCAAATGACATCCATTTCATCAAGCCGACCTCCATAATATCATGTGCTTTTTTCGGTTTCTTATCTAAATCCACCATCGCAAGAAAATACTTCTGTTTATAACACTTCATGTCTGACCCCATGAATATTTCTTCGAACGGCGCGATATTTTGAATTACATTATCGTTAGAGATGTCATAGCCTGTCTCTTCGAGGCATTCTCTCAGCGCACACGGCAGGTCTTTTTCATTATAATTGCGCCGGCCTTTCGGAAATCCCCATTCTGTTTCGGTCCAGTTCGTGGTAGAATCTTCGATAAATTGATGAAGCGTCTTCACTCGACCATCTTTCGTGCGTATTCCGCCAAGAACCTGCCTATATTTTTCAAATGAAATGTGTTCTTCATTTTTATATTGACTGCTTCGCGTGTATTCACCCCATAATAAACGCCAAAGCTGTTCAAATGTGAGACGCAATAGATTCGCTTTTTCGCTTACGGTCATCTCGTCGATAATCCGCTGAATATATGCTTCATCGTTCAACGAATATTTTCCGCGAACAAAATCGACGAAACCGAATGAATCACGCCGACGTATCATGAGAAACTCTGGGCCGGTCTCACCGCAACGAAACGCAATCACGCCGATACTTGTAATGGGTGCGCGGCAATTGTTATACACGTGATTTGTGCGGTTACAATTATTACAGAAATATTTGTTTGATTCTCCTAGGCTTACTACCGTGCCTGAGCCCGCACCCGCACCCGCACCCCCCGTCGTCGAATGCTTACTTCGATGATTTCGTAGTTGTGTTATTTCAAGATATGACAACGCAGATTTAGGATTATTTATTTTTTGTACATCATCCTCTTCCACCATATATTTTTCCTCCATTCTTTTGAAAATCGCTTATCGTAGTTCTATGTTTGTTTTTATGTCGTTTCATTATAAGCAACCGATGCTTAAGCTTGATGCGAAAGTATGGGGACCACAATACTGGTTCTTCTTGATGACAGTCGCGGTGAATTATCCAGATCATGTGAATGATGTCACGCGTAAAAAATACTACGATTTCATCCAGAATTTCTCCATGCTTATTCCCGAACCGGAGATGTCGGCTGAGTTTGACCGAATGTTGGGGAAATATCCGGTCACGCCGTATTTAGACAGCCGCGATTCATTTATACGCTGGGTTCATTTCATTCATAATCGATACAACGTTCTCTTGATGAAGGATGAAGTGAGCTTACATGATGCTCTCGAGAGATATTATTTACACTATCGCCCGAAGTCAATCCAAATCATGGAGGAACTAAGGTATCGAGAGAAGCTCGTCTATTTGTTATTATTGGCGGGATTGGGGTATGCGGCGTATTACTATCATAATCGGTGAAGCCGAATATGCCGTTGTTGTTTAGATAACAATAATCGGTGGAAAAATTTTTATTATGTTATATTATAATACGATAGTATAATTTACAATGCCATGGAGCCAAGCAGGAGTCGATCATGCCAATAGTTATGGAGTATATGGTGATAAGATTGGTCTTAATGACCAACTGGAAAAATTGAGTTTAAATGAAAAACCAGACCCTGCCCCTGCCCTTAATTTTACTGGATGGAATATGCCCGCCTCTACTGGTAAACCAGGAGGAAAAGGTGGAAAAAGCAAGCGCAGTAATTCGCGTAAAAAAATACGCAAGAACAGACGCGCAAACAAGACCCGTCGGTATAAAAAATAATACATTATTTTAGTCATATTATATAAAATTTAATAACTATTATATGATATGGTAAAAACCGAATACATCGTATTTATTATTACAGCGGTTCTGATTATAAACACATACTATGATGGCCAACCGTTAAAGATGTTTCAAAGCAATCAAAAGTGGATTAAAATGGCGACATTCGGGTTCATCGGTCTATCTCTGTTCCTATTTTTACGCCGAAATCCGGAAAACTCTAGGCAATTGTTGTTTCATGCGAATGATATCATCAAGTATATGCCGATAAGTAAAGGAACCGCAGATATGATAACACCGTTTTTTGATATGACGGGGGTTCCGCCCCCCCACGACGGTGGTGCGATGGGTGGAGCGATGGGTGGGGGGGTAGGTGGAGCGATGAATAGTGCGATAGGCGCAAGAACCGCGCAACCTATGGCACAACCGTCGTTGGGGGGCGGAACCCCCGGCGGAACCCCCGCTGAGAGACGCTTGCTCAACTCCGGCAAAAACTCTAGCAAGCGTAGCGTAAGTGAAACAAAGAAAAAGTATGTCGCCGCACAACAGGGATGGAAATGCGGTGATTGTCAGCGTCAGCTTCCTGCTTGGTTCGAAGTGGATCACGTGATTGCCTTAGAACATGGTGGGTCAAACCACATCGATAATTTAGTCGCTTTATGCCGAGATTGTCACGGGAAAAAGACAGCGATGTCATTTTTGTAAAGTTGCGTATCGTGTTTATATTATTGCTATGGTGGGCATCGTTGTCATCCCGACATTATTATATCTTATAATTATAACTGAAGGGTGTTATCATTATAAAATATAAATTATAAATAATAAAACATGACAACCTCGGCAGCAGCAGCAACCGCGGTGGTATCGGCGACAAGCCTTATTTTAAACCCAAATACCGAAGAAGGAAAAGCTGAAGCACGTGCTGTGTCTGTTCTTGAAGATTCATTTCATATTAAAAAATTATTGAATTATTTACCGATTATCGTGCTCGTTGTTATATTACTAATATCATTCGTGTCTTCTGAATTATTGACAGGAAATTGGCCGATATTCGTATCGATGATTCTTACATTTCTTTACGTGCTGTATATTCATTATATTTCTCCGAATAAGTTTCTCCAAATGAAAGAGTCAGGTGATACAATAGTTCCGTCGCCACCTGACGCCGATTTTACTATAAAAGGGTCGTTCTCTGAAATCATGATTCGGATCGTATTACCAATATTCCTATTTATTCTCGGACTAGGAATGGGTTTTGGTAGTATTCAAGCATCGGACAAAGTAAGTAATCTCGACCTTACGCGAAGCATGATCGGATTCGGGTCTATTTTATTGATCGGGGCGCTGATATTCGGATTATATAAAAGATTCGGCGAAAACAAACCCATCAGTGAATGGATTCATTACGTCGTTATTTCGATTCTCGTCGGTATTCCGATGATTGTTCGCGGTAATGAAATTCAACAAAATACGGAAAAGGTAAATAACGACCCATTATCAAGTAAAGAAAACAAAGAAAAATTAGCAAAAACTAGCGCGGATTTAATATTAGGTTTCGGTTTATTTTTTCAGATCGCTTTCTTTTTGGCAGTTGGTTATTTTATTTGGAGAAATACAAATTCAAATGGTTTAAATCAAATTGGTAAAATCGCAGCAATAATCGCATTTGTTTTACTCTTAGGAATACCTGCGAGTATATTCTTAGCTGCGAGTCAAAAGAGTGAAGGTATTGCTGGAGCCAATGATTTAACCGAATATGGTCAGAAAACATTTTTAGTTCATGGAATCGTTTGGTTTATTGCGCTTATTGGTTTAATCGTTACGACATTCGGACAAACGTTACAAATAACTACACATAAATTTATAATACCAATCTCGCTCGTTATTCTAGTGATCATCGGGTATATTGCTTTTCCAATCACATTCGCAGCAACCAATCTTAAAGAACCATCGGTAGAAGACATATTGAATAAAGATAAAAACCCAAACAACGAGTTCGCAAATAGCGGATATTATCAACAACTTCGACAAGAAGTGATAAAAGAATTACAGAAAAAAGACCCGAATAACGCAGGTAATGTGGAAATTAACTCAGCAATAGAGGCTAGACTCAACGAAGATAAAAAGAAATCATTCGCACCGATGAATGCGATGTTAAGTGTGGTTTCAATATTATCGGTAATCATCTCTGTTTTCATTCTTATGTGTTATAATGTTCGTTTGAAATTGGCAGACTGTGGGAATATTCCCAATTCATTCAAAGACTGGTGGAAGGACGCGCTGATATACACAACCAATCCTGATTGTGGTGGTGTCGCCAAAACACTTTCTGACGAGGATATACTTGATAAAATTAAAAAAGATAAGATGACATCAAATGATTGGGATAAAGTATTGACAGACCATTCCGATAAAAGCAGTTTGTATATTCGTTTCGCCAAATGGTTTTCGATGATTCCATTTTTGTCTGTTATCTTGCTTGTGATGTGGGTCTCTGTTCTTTTTACGAATGTAACGACTTCACCAAAGACAAGCGATTGGATTGCCAGTAAATTCACCGGTGATATGTTTCCACGCGTGAAAGAACTTATCGACACCTTTTTTATTGTTATTATTGTGGGCCTTTTATTGTGTGCGATTTTATTGCTTCCGATGGTGAAGGAAATGAACGTGGGTGGTCTTGATTCGATACTGAAATTCGCAGAATCAGTTCAGGTATGGCAGTTCAATAAAAATGACACGAACCCCACGCGGGGCGGCTGGATTGGTGTGTTGGCGTTTATCGCTGTATTTGTGATTGGTCTCTCGTGGTGGTGGGATTATTTGGTTAGAATAAAACCGGCAGAAGAGGCGAAGAGTGGTGCTTCTTTACCTATTATTCCGGAGAATTGGGGGTGGGCGATCGCATTCGTCGTCCTTCTCGCGATTTGCGCAATACCAACAGGTTATCATATCTTCTCAAATGGCGTGCATAAAGATTTCGAAAAAGAGTTCTTTTTGAAACAATGGCTGCGACAGTTATTGACAATCGTCTACCTCGTCCCATGGTTGTTGGTCGTATTGTTCCGCACAGGTATATACAGTATCGCGTCATTATCGGGTATTCAAGAATTCATCAATAAACGCAACGAAGAACTTGACAGATTGAAATTCTGGAACTGGAATGCCGGCGAGGTCGACCTTCGTATGTTTCCTACGGACGATACTCCACCGACACCAGCTACTGTTACATCGGTTCATCGAAACGTCGCCACCGCCGTCACCGCCACCGCTACCCCAGGTGTGTCAGATACCACCGCCGGAATCAACGAAGCCAAGGTCGGCGCAATCGGAAAGCTGATTAAAGTGTTATTGCTCACAATATCCTTCGTAATTCTTATTCTCGCCGTCGTGTATTATGCGTATAAGATTGACGCCGAGTTCGTGAATCAGGGCGGTGGGGCAGAGACCATCGCATCTGGCGGTATCATGGCAAATTTGAATTCGCCTACAGCACACGTAATTTATGTTCTTCTTGCGATTGTTGCTGTCGCAGGAGGTGTCGCAGCGCTTCGAGAGAAATTCAAGACAGCCAACAATAACAAAACGCCCGAAAAATACGTATTCGATGACATGAAAACAGAGGACGAACAAAAACCCCTTCGTCAGCTCGCATTCGGTGCCACGCATATCGTGTATATTATCTTGATGGTGATTGTCTGGATTTATGATCGCGAAAAGGATGACAAGGAACGCATGTCTGTTACTGGAATGACCGTATTGGGTATCGCCATCCTCTTCTTTCACTATGGCTTAGAATTCATCGATACGTTGAATCCCGCAAAAATGGTCGGAGGAACAGAAAGCAAGCCCTCAGTGGCAGATTTATTCAGCAACGTCCGCTTCATTATCAACACCGTATTTTTCATTGTGTTGTGTGCGCTGGCGTACGCGAAGCAGCATGCCGTGATGGTCGTGCTTATTTTGGCGATGTTTCTTTTCCATCTTACAAAATCGTATATTGGTCTTAAACTATTGAAACTGCTATGGTTAGGCATTTTATTCATTCCTTGTTTATTCCTCGACATGCTAACATCGTCACAATCTGTGGTCGGTGATACAACCCGCCCCATCTGGATTATCGTCGCAATTGAGTTGCTTCTTATTGCTATTTTATACGGCGGACCTTACCTGTTGAATTATATCGGAGCATCCGCATCACAAATCGTAGCATCTCCTGTATCGTTGAAACAGAAATATGACACCAATTTGAATACGCAAAGCCCGCAAATTTTCATTTATCATAACACCGGTATTGACCGATCGCCGGAAGATAAGGCCGCCAACTGTCCCGTTGAAGAAAAAAAGCGATACAACTATTCGATATCGGGTTGGGTTTTCTTGAATAATCCAGTCATTAGCACCAATAAAGATTTAGAAATATTTGATTTCGGTGGGGTTCCGCGAATGACATATAATACATCGACTACCGAATTGAAGTTGTGGTGTAATACACTCGACCTCTCGGGTAGTCCAGTATCCAGTTCGACCTTGATTTACAATTCACGCGCGAATTACAATACGATTATCAAAGGTAAATCAAAAGATAAACAGGACCAAATCAAGCTGTTGGTGGATAACGATGACGAACTGGATACGTCGATTCCTCTTCAACGATGGAATTACTTCGTTGTGAATTACAACGGAAAAACGATGGACGTATTTATGAATAACCGATTGATTGTTCGTAGCGACTTCATTATGCCGGATATTGTCATGAAACCGATTACGGTTGGTGATACAAACAACAACAAGGGGTTGAATGGGTCGATTTGTAATTTCGCATTTCATAAGGTCCCTCTTACGAAAGAACAGATACGTTGGACATACACGATGTTGAAGTCGCAGAATCCGCCTATGATTGGAATGAATACGATTGAAGATGAAGTTAAAGAAGCCGGAACAACCACAGTCTATTCGAAGTAAATAATATATACAATAATTATACGAAGAAGATGAATTCAAAATTAGTTCTAGCAATCGTTGTTATTCTTTTGTTGTTGTATGTCATATTCAAGGCTTTAACGACAACCTATACTACTTTAGGCACGATGCAGAAATGGGGGAACAAAACGATGCTACAAGGGTCGAACCTACCAAGTAGTTTCAAATCAAATAGCGCCATTTCTATCTGGTTTTATATCAAGAAGTGGGTGAATGGGGCGAATGTCGTCAGTTTTCACACCGGTGGTTCGGGAGATGCCGCTTCTACCATGTTCAAAGTTCAGTTTAAAGCCAACACGAACACAATACAGATTTTTCCGAGAACAGCTTCATCCTCGCGTGATGACTGTGAAATCGCCGAATTTCCTCTTCAAAAATGGGTGAATCTCATTATTAGCTTCAACGGATCCGCGATGGATGTTTATGTGGATGGAAAACTCGTAAAATCGTGCGTTGTAAATCAGGGATCGCGACTTCAAGAAACCCAAAGTATTGTTTTAGGCGATGATAGCGAGGCAGTGAAGACAGCTGATGTTGGTTTTATTACGAATGTAAAACTGAAAGCCGCACCTATCGCCCCTCAAGAAGCATGGGATATTTACTCCCAAGGATTTGGTGGAAGCCCTTGGAGCGATCTTCTCAATAAATACAAGGTGAAGTTGAGCTTCATCGTCGATAACCAAGAGCAGGCGAGTGTTAGCACTTAACACACGGTCCAAAAAAACGCCACATCAATAACCATTACTACACAAAACAACCTATTCAATTGTATCGGTTATTTTGTATCGATTGTTTTTTTATTCGATTATATTAGTAAGAATCCTATAATAATGAGTGAATCCAACGGCGATGGCGGCGGCGGATTTTTAAAAGGAATAACATCTAGCTTTTCAAATCCAAGTAATGCCGGATTGTCTTCCAGCGGCAGCAGCAGCAGCAGCAGTGGAAGCGGCGGTGGTTTTGGTTTGAGAGAATTTATG